AACTGCCTTTGCGTCCTGTCGGCTAAGGGTTGCGTATCGCTCAACCCGGTTGACTGTGCTTTCACTCTGGGATCAATTACACCATAGTTTCTGTCTCTTGTGGTGGTATTTTCGCAACAAACCTGTAATAGTTTGTGCTCCAAATCCCTAGCCAGTTGGTTATGGAATGGCAACCCAGCAGTATACCATAAGTGGGCGTCCTTGTGTATTGTAAAAATACAACACCAATCTTGCTATCATTTTAGGAGCATGTTTTGCTATCATTTTTATAGCAGACAGACATGCGACATTGTTTTGAAGTGCACAAGGAAGGAGGGGGTGGGGGGAAAACTTGGGTGGAGGGAAAATTTCGTAATGCACTTTCCTACGGTAGCACATATTTTTGAACATGAGGACGTTAAACGGCCTAGAAGGCCTCTAAAGCCTTTCAGGCAGGGGTAGTATGTCTTTTTCATTTTAGGGCCCTTCCTGGGCCTTTTAAGGGCCTTGTAGGCCTATTCCCTGTGCTCGGCTAGGCCTCGCATAACAGAGACAAGGGAACAAAAGAAAGAAAGTAACACAAAGAAAGAAAATAAATTATAAAAGACATTGTAAATGTCTTAATACAACATTAACTTATGTTGTAATATAATTAATATTAAGGGTATCATATAAAAGGTACTTTGTCAAGTACCTTGTTAAAATATTTACATTTTTGTTAAATATTTATATTATTCGTACAACTAAGTATTGTACAAAAGTTAAAAGTATGGTAAAATATTAGCAATGTTGTTTTCTTTGTAACTATAGTCTTGCAGACTAAGTTACCTTCCTTGTTCACTTAAGGCACCGTTCCGGTGCATGTGCCGCTTTAACTTATGCGGCAATTAAGGTGGTAATGTTTAAACTTTTTCTTGTTTTCTTACTCAACATCCTGTTCCGGAGCGAAGCGACGACACTGTTAAACCTAACATTTCCTGTCAATTTCGTCACACTTTCAACAACAATTTAATGTATGATTAAAAAGAGTGGAAAAGGCTACGTTGTAAAATCGGAGTCGGGTGGGAAGAACCTGTCCAAGCCTGGAATTTCCAAGGCAGCTGCTGTTAAACGACTCCGACAAGTTGAATGGTTTAAAAATCATCCAAAAAGTAAGAAAGGCTAAAATGGCTCTCTCAGACAACCCTGAAAGACAGGGACAACCTTCAGGCCCCGTCAGGGCAATTACCAAAGAAGGAAAGTGGTGGAGTGATAGCCAGAAAATTGAGGCTGTCAAAACTTTCCTGATGACTGGTAATGTTGCTATGACTGCCAGAATCCTGAAAATTCCCGAGTTTACCCTCCGTAAGTGGACTAAAAGTGTTTGGTGGCACGAAATACTGGACGACCTAAAACAAGAAGAAGAGCTTGTCCTTTCTGCCCGTTTGAAGAAAATTGTAGACAAAAGCTTTGATGTTATTGAAGACCGTCTTGAGAATGGTGACTTTGTCTATGACCAAAAATCAGGTCAAATGCGCCGTAAGCAAGTAGCTATGCGGGATGCTCACAAAGTAGCCATTGACCTTGTAGACAAGCGGGAAAAGTTGCTTGGTAAGAATGGTGTGAAGGTGAGTGAAGAAGCTGTGGCAGATAAGTTGCTCAAGCTGGCAGAGAAGTTTGCTGAACTTGCTGGAGCCAAGAAACTTGAAACTAACACTATTGACACTACAGTTGAAGAAGCTGTTGTAAAGGATCAGGATGAAGTGGTTCAAAATAGCCGGTTTCCCAGTGAAGTTTGCGATGACGACTTCGAAGGAGGAACTGACGAAATGGAGTTTGAGGAGAGATATCGACCCTCCCAATCTTGAGGGATGTGAAGGGGTCACTGGAGAGAGTGGAGCTGAAATCATTGTGTGGATTGATCCAAATGGACGAGATGTAGTTAATACAATTATCCATGAAAGTGTCCATGTCTTTCAGAAATTCTGTGCCTATATTGCCGAAACAAACCCAGGTTCAGAATTTCAAGCTTATACAGTTGCTCACATTTCTTGTACCTTTCTTACTGAATTTAAAAGGATTGAAGATGCCCTACATGACAAATGGAAAACGTGATTATAAACGTGAATATGCTTTATATGCAAGCAGGCCCGAACAAATTAAAGCCCGTTCTGAGCGCACTGTAGCTCGTAGACAGGCAAATGCTGCTGGTACAACCCACAAGGGAGATGGCAAGGATATTGACCATATTAAGCCCCTGTCTAAGGGTGGATCGAATGCAAAGAGCAATCAGCGTGTTGTGAGTGAAAGTGCCAATCGTAGCTTTTCTCGAAATGCTGATGGTAGTATGAAGAGTCAACAAAGTCGCAGAGAGCGAAAAGGACGATAAAATGATTTCACGTAGATTTGAAGGAAACCCGTTTCATAGTGGTTTAAATGTTCAATGGGGAGGGGGATTGAAAAATCCTTATATTTCTTTTCATTGGGTACACGTTTTTGGCCAAGAGTTAAAAAGGTTTTCAATTCGTCTACGTTTTTGGAGTTGGGCTAATCCAGTGAATATTACTAATGGAGCTGGATATCAATTTGTTTATGGAACTAAAAAGCGTTTAGGACCTAAATTCTTTTTTAATAAAGTTCAATACAATATTGTTGAAGAACATCTTAAAAATACTCTGTCTCATCAAATCTCTTATAAAGACTTTGAGCTTCTTCAAGCTCATAAAGAAGATGTTCAACGAGAACAGCAAAGAATGAAATGTCGTTTAGAAGCTCATGCCAAAGCGATGATTGGTACTCCAACATGGTGGCAACGACAAGAAGCTATCAAACTAGGTCTTGACCCCGATAATAAAGATATTTATGAAACTTAATGCTCAGATTATCGAAGGCTTTGTGGGCAGTGTCTTAGGTAGCCGTTTCGATGGAAAGTCTGAGTCTGCTCAATTTCATAAAGAATGTTGGGAGCTTTGCACAGGACCTGATAGGTTTATTGCTATGGCTGCTCCCCGTGGACACGCTAAGTCGTCCGCAATTACGTTAGGTTATGGCCTAGCAACTCTGTTATTTCGAGAGCGAAAATTTATGTTACTCGTCTCTGATACAGAATCGCAGGCCGCCAACTTCCTTGGACTCTTTAAAGCAGAGCTTCAGGAAAACACAGATTTAATTGAACTGTTTGATTTAAAACTAAATGACAAAGGACAAGTTCAATTTATTAAGGATAGCGAAACTGACATTATTGTAGCTTTTAATGATGGAACAAAGTTCCGAATTATTGCTAAGGGTAGTGAACAGAAACTTCGTGGTTTAATCTGGAATGGTTCTCGTCCCGATATCATTATGTGTGATGATATTGAAAACGATGAGCTAGTTATGAATAAAGATCGCCGAGACAAGATGCGTAAGTGGTTTAAAAACGCTTTGCTTCCTTGTCGGAGTGATAATGGCGTAGTAAGAATGGTTGGCACTGTCCTGCATATGGATAGCCTGCTTGAACGCCTGATGCCTAACCCTTCTGATAAACAGACAGTGACCGATCAGGATGGTTTGCGTCAATGGAGTCGTAGAAAAACCATGTGGAAATCGGTTAAATACCGTGCCCATAATGAAGACTTTTCCATTTTGCTGTGGCCTGAGAAAAAGAGTGCTGATGAATTCAAAATGCTCTATCAGGAAGCTGTCGAAGATGGAAGTTTGGATGGTTATTCACAAGAATATTTGAATTATCCTCTGGATGAAGGAACTGCCTTTTTCCGACGTACTGATTTTCAGCCTATTAAACCAGAGGAAAAGGATATTCCTCTCAACTATTACATTACAGCTGACTTGGCTATTTCCGAAAGTGAAAAAGCTGACTATTCTGTATTTTTAGTAGCAGGAATTGATGAAAATAAGCGAATTCATGTTAAAAACGTCATTCGTGAACGTCTAGATGGGCGTGAAATTGTGGACACTTTCATCACTTTACAGCGTATTTATGATCCTGTCGCTATGGGTGTTGAAGATATGCAAATTAGTAAGTCTATTGGGCCCTTCTTACGAGAAGAAATGCTCAATCAAAACTGCTTTATTAGCCTTCATACCCTAAAACATGGTGGTAAAGACAAGCCTTTTCGTGCTCGTACCATCCAAGCTCGTATGAGAGCAGGTGGTGTTAAGTTTGACAAACAAGCTGACTGGTTTCCTAAGTTTGAAGATGAACTTCTCACCTTCCCTCGCGGTAAATCCGACGACCAGGTTGACGCTTTCGCTTATTTAGGCATGATGTTGGATGTTCTTATTGAAGCTCCCACTGCTAAAGAAGCCTCAGACCTGGAATATGAACTTGAAATGTCTGGTAGTGACCTAGCTGAAATGGGACGTAGCGAGCTGACTGGTTATTAATTTAAAGGAATACAATGGCCGATAGAGTAAAACTGGCAAACTATATTGATGACGTCAATATTGCCGAGAGTTTAGATGATGAGACTCTCCACAAAATTGGTAGTGAAGTAGCAGCTGGTTTTGATCTCGACCTTGGTACACGGGTTGATTGGGACCGAGCTATGGAGGATTGGTTGAAGCTGGCTAAACAGACAGTTGAACCTAAAACCTACCCGTGGCCTAAGGCCAGCAACATTAAATACCCGCTGCTTTCAACTGCTGCAATGCAGTTTGGAGCACGGGCTTATCCGTCTTTGGTTCCCTCCAATGAGCAGGTTGTAAAAGCCCGAGTCATTGGTAAAGACCCTTCTGGTGAAAAGTTGGATCGGGCCGAACGTGTCTCTCTCTACATGTCTTACCAACTCATGGATGAGATGGATGGGTGGGAAGAGGACATGGATAAGCTTCTTATTATGCTGCCTATTGTCGGCACCGTGTTTAAGAAGACGTATTGGGATAAGGTTAAGAAAACCAACTGCTCCCGTCTGGTCCTGCCCAAGAATCTTGTGGTGAATTACTGGACCCATTGTCTTGAAACTTCAGAACGTATTACTGAAATTATTGAGATGAGTCCTCGCGTTCTTAAAGAACGTCAAATGGCTGGTTTGTTCTTAGATATTGATTTAGGACAAGCTCCCCAACCTCAAGAAACAATCAATACTAAGTTGGTAAATGCTCAGCCTGCACAGGATGACACGACTCCGTATACAATTTTAGAGCAGCATACCTATCTAGATTTGGATGGGGATGGGTATAAAGAGCCTTACATTGTTACAGTTCATCGTGAATCTACTAAGGTGCTTCGCATTGTAGCTCGCTATGATGTTGAGTCTTTTGTGTGGAAAGAAGGTACTGAAGATAGTGACAATCCAGTTCTTGTAAAAATTGAACCTGTTCATTATTACACCAAGTTTGGGTTTATTCCCAATCCTGATGGTGGTTTTTATGACATGGGTTTTGGTTGCCTTCTGGGCCCGTTGAATGAAAGCGTCAATACTCTCATCAATCAGCTGGTTGACTCTGGTACGTTACATAACATGCAGAGTGGTTTCCTTGGAAAGGGCTTACGCCTGAAACTTGGTGAAGCTCGTTTCACTCCAGGCGAGTGGAAGAGTGTTAATGCTACAGGCGACGATCTTCGTAAGCAAATCTTGCCCCTGCCAACCAAGGAACCGAGCTCTGTTTTATTCCAACTGATGGGTGCTCTCATCACTTCTGGTAAAGAACTGGCTTCCGTTGCTGAAATCTTTGTGGGTAAGATGCCTGGACAAAACACCCCTGCCACTACGACAATGGCCTCCATTGAACAAGGTATGAAGGTGTTTACGGCTGTCTATAAGCGTATTTTCCGTAGCCTTTCTGAAGAATTCCGTAAGTTGTATCGTCTCAATTCCTTGTATCTTAACAAGGATGAGTATGTGGCAGTGCTCGACATTCAGATTGGACAGGATGATTTCAACACTAAAGATCATGATATTTTCCCGGGTGCTGATCCTCAAGCTATTTCCTCTACTGAAAAGTTGATGAAGGCTCAAGGCCTCATGGAACTGCTACCTTCTGGTCTGCTCAATCCTGTGGAAGTTATCAAGCGTGTTCTGGTGGCTCAAGAACAGCCCAACTATGAGCAGCTGCTGAATCCTCAAGTGCTTGAATCTGGACAACCTCCACCTCCTCCGCCTGATCCAAAACTGCAAGAAATGCAGATGAAGAGTCAGCTGGAACAGCAAAAGATTGACCAGAAGGGGCAACAACAACAGCATCAAATGCAACTGGAAGCAGCCGATAAGGCTACCCAAATGCAAATGAAGGCTGCAGAGCATGCTCAAGATATGCAGCATAAAGCTCAGATGAACAATCTTGAAGCTGCTATTGCTCAGCATAAGCAAGCTATTTTCTCCGTTGAAGGTCAGCAAAAGCTCAATCTTCAAGCTGCAGAAGGTAGACAGAAACTTACTCTTAAAGAACAAGAGTCTCGCCAGAAACAAAAGAATATGGCGAATAAAGGAACTAAATGAACTTAGATGAATTCAATGCTTGGAAAGCACATCCAACTACAAAGGAAGTGTTTGCTGCTATCCGAGCATTAATTTATGAAGGGCAAGTGGAACTTGGTGCAACAGCAGGAGTTGATCCTATTGTTGACCGATATAAGGTTGGTAAAATTAACGGCCTTGAAACCATCTTGTTTCTAGAATTAGACGACATATCCTCAGAAGGAGAAAATGATAATGATTGAACCTGTAGCCCACCGTATTGTAGTTAAGCCTTATGCCATTGAAGAACATGATGAAGCATATAAGGCAGCTAAGCGAATGGGTCTTGATTTGAGTTTAGAAAAAACTGTAAATCGAGAACAAGCCGCTGTTGATCGAGGAACTGTTGTTTCTTTTGGTCCAACAGTGTTTAAAGATTTTGGTACTGATAATCCTCTTACTATTGGCGATGAAATTGTTTATGCTCGCCATGCTGGTAAGCAGGTGGAAGACATTTATACCAAAGATAAGTTCGTCATCATCAATGATGAGGACGTTGTAGCAATTTTCCGCAAGGCGGAATAACTTTCTTAGAAAAGAGGCTTAAGTGGCTGAACAAGAAGACAACCAACCCCAATATACTGAAACCGAACAACGGGCCATGGAACAAGGCTGGGTGCCGAAGGACCAATGGACTGGTGAAGGAAAGTGGCGTGATGCCGAATCTTTCCTTGATCGAGGTGAGCTGTTTGGTAAAATTGATGCACAAAACCGTGAGATTAAGTCTACGCGACAAGCTCTGCAAGCTCTTCAACAGCATTATGCTAAAATGTCTGAAGTAGAGTATAAGCGCGCCCTCGACACCTTGAAGAAGGAAAAGAAGGAAGCTCTGCTTGAGAACGATGCTGATGCTGTTTTGGAAGCTGACGAGAAGATTGCTGCGCTGCGCGAAGTGAAGCAACAAGCTCCAGCTGTGCAACAAGAACCTGAACAACTCCATCCGGAATTTGTGAATTGGGTAAACCGTAATCCTTGGTATTCAAGCAATGCAGCTATGGCTGGTGCAGCTGACCGTATTGGTAATATGCTGCGAGCACAAGGTATGGCTCCTTCTGAAATTCTCCGAGAAGTGGAGAAGGAAATCAAGAAGGAATTTGCTCACAAGTTTACGAACCCCAATCGTGAAAAAGCCCCCTCTGTTGAAGGCGGAGGCACGCAGAGTGGTGGTACTCGAAATGATCGTATTCAACTTTCTGAAGTTGAAGAGCAAGTTATGAAGAAGCTGGTAGGCAGTGGTGTTCTTACCAAAGAACAATACATCGCTGATATCCGCAAAGCACGAGAGAGGCAATGATGACCCAAATGAAAGAAGCAATCGCTAAGGCCCCTAGTGGGCGTGTTCGCCGCACTGGTTTGAGTCGGCGTAATGTGCTTACCGCAGAAGGTAAGGAACCGGGCTATGTGTATCGGTTTGTTAATGATTCGGAAGACCGAGTGCAAGAATTCCTAGATCGTGGATACGAAATTGTCCCATCTAGCAAAGTGAAGGTTGGCGACAAACGTGTCGACCGCGCTGGAAGTGAGGGTTCTGTCTCTCAAACTTCTGTTGGTGGCGGTAAGAAGGCTATTTTGATGCGACAGCGTGAGGATTATTATCATGAAGACGCTAAAGCAAAACAAGATTATGTCAACGATACGGAACGCGCAACCCGGGAAAAAGCTACTGAAGGAACTTACGGAAAGCTTGATGCTTTTTACAAGTAATTTCTCTTGGTAATTTTCCTGTTTGTTTATTTTCTTTTGGAGAATTACTAATGTCTAGTGTTTCGCGTATTAACGGATTTCGGTACGTTAAGAACGTTGTAGGCGGTTCTATGACTGCGCAGGCTGAAACCTGCTTTGTCCCCGCCTCTGACGCGACGGTCATTATGGTTGGTGATGCTGTTCAGTTGCTGGGTGATGCCCGCAATCCGACTGGTGTTCCCACGGTGACGCGTCAAGCTACTGCTACGGGTGTTCCGTATGGTATTGTGATTGGTATTGGTTTTGAGGGTATGGGTGATGTGCAGAACGTTCCTCCGGTGAATGATCTGAATACGCCTGTTTATCGTCGTGCTAACACCGATCGTTATCTGCTTGTGATTACTGATCCGAATGCAGTGTTTGAAGTTCAACTTGCTGGTGCTGGCCCTGCTGCTGCAACGGCAACGGCTAACGTTGGTCTGAATGGTCAATTCCTTTTGACTGCTGGTAACACCTCGTCTGGTGCTTCTGGTATGCAGCTGGATTCGGCTGGTTTGGCGACTACGGCTACTCTTCCTCTGAAGATTGTTGGCTTCCCCTATCGTCCTGATAATGTTCCCGGTGATGCATTCTTCTCGTACTACGTGAAGCTCAACGGTTCGACCCTCAGCAACGGTACTGGCCAAGTCGGCGTCTAATTTTTAGGAAAGGTAGAATATGTCTATCATTAATTCTGGTAGTTTTGCCAAGGCCCTCTGGCCTGGTGTAAACGCTTGGTACGGAAAGTCGTACAACGACTATCCTGTTGAGTATACTGATCTGTTTGATACTTACAAGTCTAACAAGGCTTTTGAAGAAGACGTCGGTATCTCTTCGTTTGGTCTGGCTGTGCAAAAGCCTGAAGGTGCTCCGATTACGTATGACGGTGAGCGTCAAGGGTTCATTACTCGCTACCAACACGTTGTGTTTGCGCTCGGCTTCATCATCACTCGTGAAGTGATGGAAGACGACCAATACGACATTGTCGGTCAGCGTAAGGCTAATGCCCTCGCCCGTTCGATTCGTCAAACGAAGGAAATCTTCGGTGCTAACGTGTATAATCGTGCATTCAATGCTGCCTTTACTGGTGGTGATGGTGTGTCGATGATTAACGCTGCTCATCCGAATATCGCTGGTGGTACTTGGTCCAACCAAATTGCTACCGCTGCTGACCTTTCGGAAGCTGCTCTTGAACAAGCACAAATTGACATTGCTGCTTTCACGGATGATCGTGGTCTGCTCATTGCAGCTCGCCCCGCCAGCCTGATTGTGCCGCGTCAACTGCTGTTTGAAGCAAACCGTATCCTGTATACGGATGGTCGTGTTGGTACTGATGCGAATGACCTCAATGCTCTTAAGAAGCTTGGTGTTATTCCGAAGTGTGTTACCAACCATTACCTCACCGACAACGATGCATGGTTTATCCGTACTGACGTTAACGATGGTATGAAGTATTTTGAACGCCGTGCCGATTCGTTCGACATGGATAATGACTTCGATACCGACAATGCCAAGTTTAAGGCTATGTCGCGTTATTCGTTTGGTTGGACTGATCCTCGTGGTATCTACGGTAGTCCTGGGGCCTGATGAATAAATCACATACTAAGGAATCCTGGGCTCAGTATATGAGGGATTATCGAAAGAAAAATCCTTCAAAGATGAAAGCAATTGATTTAAAGAAACGTTTTGGTATTTCTCTTGAAGATTACACATCGTTATATGAAAAACAAAACGGGGTTTGTGCGATTTGCCAATTACCCGAAAAATCAGTTGATTATCGTACTGGAGAAGTACGTTCTCTAGCTGTAGATCATTGTCATACAAAAGGACACATTCGTGGTCTTTTATGTTCTGATTGTAATACAGCTTTAGGATTACTAAAGGACAATCCTGAATTGCTGATTAAAGCAGCAAAGTATGTGACAGAAAGGAATTTATATGATTCTCAAAAATCAGGAGCATAATCATGGGTATTAAACAAGTTGATTTGGTAACCATCCTGTCCAGCGGCCCCTCGCCGCTGAATCCTCCGGGTAAACCGGTATATACGAAGGTGTTCCAAGTTACTCGTTCTAATACCGTCTCGACTTTGAAGGCTATGCTTCCTGCACAAGCTTCCATCCTTAGCATTGAGCAAAAGGTGGGAGCTGTCAGTAATGCTGGCACTACTGCTTCGGTTACTCTGACGGTGACGAGTAATTCTGGTACGCTGTCTACCGGTTCGGTGAATGAACTCACGGCGGGAACTTCGGATACGTTGGTCCCTATGACGAATCTGCCGAACATCGAGCCAGTGCCTTTAGCGGGCGACATTTCTATCTCTGCAGTTTATGCAGAAACGGGAACTCCTGCTACCCTTGGCGGGCCGTGGAATTTTGTAGTTACGTACACGTAATTTAAAAAGGGGCCTTTGTGCCCCTTTTTCTTTTTAAGGACTTTTATGGCTTCTCCTACCTCACAGAGTACAGGACTATTAGCAGTAAATACGTATAATGGTTTGTATGTTGGTAAGAACATCATCAATGGTGTTATTGCCCAACCCGGCGCAACTGTCACCGTTTGGGATAGTTTAACGGCTGGCAGCGGTAATGTTGTAGTTCAGATTGTTAATGCGGGCACAAGCTCTTTAGACCATGTGTTTAATCTTGGTGTTCGTTGTGATATTGGGCTTAGTATTACTGTTTCTGGTGCCCCAGGCACCGTATATTTTGGTGCGAATTAATTAATTTTTATGCCACAGAATCGACTAATTCTCGGCGACTGGAATGCTATATGTGATATCTGTGGCCTGAAACTAAAAGCGTCACAGTTGAGGAAAGACTGGCGTGGTTTAATGGTTTGTAAAGAAGACTATGAACAGCGTCATCCTCAAGACTTCTTACGAGTTAGGGCAGATGATCCAAGTGTTCCATGGACTCGTCCACAAGGAGCAAACCAATTTACTGGCCCAGCATGTTTTGTTTGGGATATTGAGGCATTTGCTGGCTTAGCTACAGCTGGATGTGCCCAAGCTGGTAAAGTTTTACCCTTCACTTCTATTCAATTGTGGGCATTAAAATTCCCACCTCCCGCAGCTTAAAGGAATTCCATGGCTGATAAAAAGAAAGAGCAAGCAAAGCGAGCACAAGAAAAATATAGGCAAACAGAAAAATATCTTTGTACTATGTGGAAAAATCATTTACGACGAAAATACCACATGACTATAGAAGATTATGATTCTTTGCTAGTAGCTCAAAATTATGCTTGTCGTATTTGTGGAAAGATTGGAGCTGATCGAGGATGGTTAACTAAAAGACAACGGATAAATTTATTTGTTGATCATTGTCATATCACAGGTAAAATCAGAGGCCTTCTTTGTCACAACTGTAATGCCGGTTTAGGTATGTTTACAGATTCTATAGATACCCTGAGCAATGCAATTGCTTACCTAAAGGAGAATTCCCTTGAGTGATACCTTATTTACTGACGCAACTTCTACCACGCCTGGGACGACCATTGTGTCGTCTTGGTTGAATGATGTTAACACTGCAACGTATGACCGTCTGACGTCTGTTGCAGGAACTAATACAATTACGGCTACTGGCCCTACTTCTATGACGGCGTATGCCGCAGGCCAGAATTTCTATATTGTCCCAGCAGCTTCCAATACTGGCGCTGTTACCTTGAACATTAATGGGCTTGGTGCTAAGAATGTCACCAAGTACGGCACTACGGCTCTTGTTGCTGGCGACATGCTGATCAATGGTGTGTACGAGGTCAGCTATGACGGCACCCAGTTCCAACTGATTAATCCCAGTACATTTAACTTATCGCAGGTTGTTCCCATTACGAATGGCGGCACTGGGGCTACCACGGCTTCCCAAGCGCTGATTAACTTAGGAGCTATAGGACGGCTCATCGCAGTTCAAGTATTCACTGCAAGTGGTACGTACACTCCAACAGCTGGAATGAACAGTGTGATTGTCGAGGCTATTGGAGGAGGCGGGGGCGGAGGTGGCGCCGTGGTCACGGGTGCGGGCCAACTCAGTGGAGGGACAGGAGGCGGAGGAGGTGCTTACACTAGAGGGCGTTTTACTTCTCCAGGCACTCAAACTGTCACTATTGGTGCGAAGGGAATTGGAGTCACGGGGTCTAATGGCACCGCTGGTACAGCAACATCGTTTGGGGCACTGCTCACTGCTCCAGGCGGAGGTGGAGGCCAGGCCAGCCCTGCCTCTACCATTCTAGTGGTTGTTGGAGGTACTGCAGCGGCGTTAGGCACTGGTGGTAATATCAGTGCTTCCAGAGGCAAGCATGGTGGTTATCTTGCCACAGGGGCGGCATTTGGTGCTCCAGGTGCTGATGGTCCTTGGGGAGGAGGTGCTCCAATTAATGGCGCAAATGCGGACGGGATAAGCGTAGCGGCCACTGACTATGGTGCTGGAGGTGGTGGTTCCGCCAATAACGCCTCACAAGTCACCACCAGAAAAGGCGGCGACGGTGGGGGCGGTCTTCTTATTGTATATGAATACAGTTAAGGGTAAAGGTATGTCTATGTCATTAGAATCAGGCGTCGTGGGCGCCATTGTAGCGAAGGTCGGTGCAGCAAAAGCTCTCGGCCTTGGAGCAGCCTTGATTGGGGCTGCAATCATGTGTGTCTTCCGTCCCCCGAAGACACGAAAAGAACTGTTCTATCAAGGAGCAGTTGCTCTTGGTAGCTCCATGCTATTTGGTGGCTTTGGAGTGGCCCTTGTAGACAGCTGGCTCCATCTAGGAGTGGATACACTTACAGTGCCTGTCCATGGCCTTATTGGTGCCCTTAGTTGGGGTATCTTTGGTGGCCTTGCCCATTTTAGGGATGAGAAGCTGGCCAAGGACCCTCTACAGGCGATAAAAGATGTTAAAGACTCTATTAAGTAATTGGAAATGGTATGCAGCAGGCTTTTTATTGGTTTTGTGGAGCTTGGGTGTTTGGCATCTTAGTGCTCGAATTACTGAGAATAGTTACTTGCAACTTCAGTTAAATCAGGCAAACGCATTCATTACTGCTAACACACAAAATGAAGCATTGCGTGCTGATATTTCCAAAACATTACAAGAAGCTTTGGCTAAATACAGCGCAGATAACAAACAAAACATAAAGGATATTTATGATGGTTTGGCTAAAGACCCTCGCTATAAGTCTTGTCGTGTCACTGACAGCGTGCGCAACGCATTACAGAGACAGCTCGACAGTCAAGCCAAGTGAAGATTCTATGCAGGAGTGTCCTCGTGTGGAAAGCAAAGCACCGGAAGATTTTGGCCAATCTCTTGAGCTAAACAGTGCTTTGCTTTCTATGTATGATGAATGCCGGTTGCGTCATCGTGCACTCCGTGAGTTTGAATTAAAAAGGAAATGATATGAGTACCTCCGGAAATACCATTAAGGTTTTAACTAGAGACGAAATTATTGGTTCGGCTCTGAGGAAATTGGTTGTTATTGATGAAACTCAAACTCCAAGTTCCCAACAAATTACTTTTGCCGCAGAAGCTCTTAATCTTCTTGTTGCAGAATTTCGGACCTTGGGTATGTCTGTGTGGGCTCGTGCAGATATGACTATTCCGTTAGTATCTGGACAAAAAACTTATACTATTGGAGTTGGGCAAACAATCAATAGTCCGTATCCGATGTATATTTACAACATGGTGCTGCAACAGCCGCCATATGACACTCAAATTGAAGTAATGCAAAAAGCTAAAATAGATTTTAATTTACTTCCTGTTGGATCAAGTGGGGTGCCAGTAGCTTATACTTATCAACCGCAGGTTAATGTTGGTCAGTTGTCTGTTTGGCCTACCCCCGACTCCAGTGTTCCTGTGGGCACACGCCTAGTTTTAACTTATCAACGACCCATAGAAGTATTTGATATTGCTACTGACAATCCTGATTTTCCTCAAGAATGGGGAAATGCCCTTATCTATAATCTTGCCTTGGCTTTAGCAGATGAGTATGGTGTTGCAGCCGACAAACAAAATCGTATTGAAAAAGCCGCAGCCAATCATTTATCTGCGGCTTTATCTAACAGTACTGAGCAGGGAAGTTTATTTATGATGCCCGACTGGCAACAACGTGAGGGGAGATTTTAATGGCGTTTACTAAAACTCCTACTGAACAAACGGAGAAAACAGTATTTGTTCCGTTGATGCACGAATGGAATACTCGTAACATAAGCAATGCCAAAGACGTTGACAACGTAAATTGCTTATTCGAGCCAGTGAGAAACCAAGCTACTGGGGATAATTACTATGAGATTCTCAAGCGTGACGGGATTAAAATCAGCACGTCTACTGGGCTTCCCCCTAGTGAAATCTATGGTGCTTACTACTGGGCTTCTCGCGGTAGCGGTGCTGGTACTCCCACGCCTTGGTATGTAGTGATTGGCGCATTTGGTGTTCGAGCTTACGGAGTTAACTGGAATCTAGAAGCTTCCCCTGCGTTCGCTTTTCAAAACACCACTATTGGTGTGGCGGAATTCTTGTTTGATACGGGTGATTCCGCTCTGTTTATTACCGATGGCACAAACGCAGCGCTGTTCTACAGCTTTGGTAATATCGTTGCAGTTCCTGCTGCTCCTAGCCCACATCGACCATATCCAGTGTTTCTGGATGGTTATTTATTTTTGGCCGACATTTACACAGGATCAATTTATAACTCACAACTAAATGATCCTACAGTGTGGCCTGCAGGTAACGTGATTACGGCGGAAAGTTATCCAGACAAAGTTCTGGCACTCGCTAGATCAGGGCAGTACGTCGTCGCCTTAGGTGGAGCCTCTGTGCAGTACTTCTATGATGCTGCGAATCCAACGGGTACTCCACTTGCGGCCCAGACCACGGTGCTGCAAATCGGATTTCTTGGTGGATTAGTGTCCTATAAAGAAGACCTGTATTTCATTGGAACTTCCAGAAATGGTGTGGCCAATCTGTATTCAATTACTGGTCTTAAGGCCACAGCGCTTTCTGATGTGTCATATACACGATGGGCAGACACTATTCCTAGTACTAGCACAAATGTGACGACGGACAACATGCTGGGTTTTATTTTGGTGCTGAATGGGCATGCCTGTTACACCACTAATAATCTTGGTACATCCCCAGCCAATCCAAATCTTACATATGTGTATGACCTTGATACGCAACTGTGGAGTAGACTGAGTTACCAGAATGGCACTAATATGGACCTGCGCTCTGCGTGTACAACGATCTATGGCCCTTCTGGACTGCGCTCTGTGGTAACATTTAGAGGGTCTACAGGTATTTTTGAATTTAACGCAGACACATATCAGGATGTAGGAGTGAACTACACAGTGTCGTTCATAACGCCTAATCTTGATTTTGGAACATATCGCAAGAAGTTCGGCAGCCGAATAATGGTCCACGCTGACCAGACTTCTTCCGCCAGCAACGCGTTTATCAGCTGGTCTGACGACGACTACCAATCCTTCTCCACGCCTCGCGCCATTAATATGGCTGGTCAGTATAAGCAGGTTTTCCGCCTAGGTTCTTTCAGGAAACGTGCATTCAAATTTACTTATTCTGATAATTTCCCAATGCGTTGGGAGACATTAGAACTAGATTATTCGCAAGGGAGTTCTTAATGCCTTTGATTGTTCCTCCACCTCCGCTTGAAGGAGTGCTAGACGAAGTGGCATGGCAACAGTTCTTCGCTCTCGTCCGGCAATATATCAATGCTCCTGTGTTCTTTGCCCAGTCTACTGATCCCGGCACGGCTGGCGTTCCAAATGGTACATGGTCGGTATGGAAGAACACAACTTCAGGTGTTGTCAAACTATGGGTAAATGACGGAGGTGTCATGAAATCCGTAACATTAACGTAAGGACTTTTATGCCACTTTCTGATTTATGGACGTCTCCTGATTCTCAAACAGGATCGTATAACAATCAACCACAATCAATTGCTTCTTGGTGGCAAACTGGAAATAATACTGGGGCAGGATTACAAAGTGTTCCTGGAGCTTTTTATAGCCCCATTGCTCGGCAAGCTTTTACGGGCTTGCCCGATGCACTTCCTAATCAAACACGAGTAGGTACTATGGATCAAGCTCAACAGTTTGATGCTGGTGGCGTAGATAGGGGTGTAGCTCAGTATAATCCCAATGACTATTCTAGACTTTGGGGTGGTAGTTCCTATCAAGTAAACCCTTTTCAAGGTGCAGGTTTAGATACAGCATTACAAGCTCAAATTTTAGCAGGTGATCGTGGTGGTATTAATCATGGATTATCTGCATTTGTTGGTGGGCTAAATCCAAACACACTGTTCAATTCAAATTACAATTCTGAGGGCTATGAACACCCATCCGATACGGCAGAACGCAATGCACAATGGCAGAACATTGCGAACCTTGCCCAGGGTCTTGGAATTGATCCTAGGTCGTATGGCTCGAAAGAAGCCATGTATAATGATCTTCAGAATCGCACCAACGACTACTACACTGTTGGCGGTCTTACCCAGGCAACTGCAGGTAAAGCTGGAGGCAATCTAGCACAACGTACTTTATACAAGTTTAATCCGAATGGTGGAACTTTGGATGCGGTAACCCGTCCTGTTAACTATGTAGACTCCAACTCTGATAAAGGTTTTATTGGAAGAGAAGGCCTTACGGCTTTATCTATGATGATGCCTATGTTTGGGGGTTGGGCTGGTGCTCTAGGAAATGGTGTATCAGGCACATTGTCTGCTGGAGGAGGTTTAGGCCTCACTAGTGGCCTAGCTGGTACTATTGGTACTGGGGCTACAAATTTGCTAACTAATGCCGCAATGAATTCTCTTGTTAATGGTGGTGGTGTTCAAGGATTACTTGGTGGACTTGGACAGGGGCTAATTGGAGCTGGGGTAAATAGTCTTGCTGGTGGCAATGGCCTGAGTAATCTATTCAATACGGCCGGGGCAGGCCAAGTTATGAATGTCAATCCAATGACATACTATACACAAGGCTTAAGCCGTTTGGGCTTAGGTGGTTCTCCTTTAGGGCAAGGTATTCAAGCTGCTAATGGTCTAAGAACTCTTGCAAATCTCTTTAGGAGTTAAATATGGCTTTATCTGATCTGTGGTCTTCTCCAGATTCTATGACTGGGCTCATTAATAGTGGGGCCAATCTTTTTGGTGCTTGGCAGGGCATGAATACTGCTAACAATGTAAATAGTCAAGTTGGCAGTTTGTTAGCACAACAACAAGCTCAGGCACAAGCGCAAGCTCAAGCAACGGCTCAGCAGCGTCAACAAGCTCTTGATGCTTACAACGCAGCTCGTGGAAACGTAGATGCTCAAAACGCTGGACTGACTGGTGATATTGGAACGATGACCAGCAATTTAAATGCTTTGTCTGATCCAAATAGTCCTTACATGCAAATGGCCCGGCAAGCTATCGAACGTAAGGACGCAGCTGCAGGCCGACGCTCTCAGTGGGGGGAACGTGAAGTTCAACTTGCCGCTACTCTTGCCGATTATGTTGGTAAATATTCTCCTGGGATTCAGGCGGCTATTACTAATGCTCGCAATCAAATCAATGCGAATAATCTTGGTCTTGCTACTATCTTTTCTAATATGAATAACACTGCTAACAGTGGTGCAAATTCAGCAATGACTGCTTTAGGTAATGCTGCTACGGGTGCTAACAGCACAGGCCGTGCTGCCCAAAACTCTGCTACAAACAACACTACTGGGTTAATTAATTCAGGTGCTAGCTTGCTTGCAAGGTTGTTTGGTGGGGATAATAGCGGAGGTAGTCTTTGGGGAGGCGGCATCACGGGTGATCTGTTTGGTAGTGGTGGCTACACTCCTTGGGGTGATGGCTCTTTGTATGGGAATAGCTTCCAACCTTTAAGTGACTATGGTACTGGCCTGAGTTTAGGAAATAGCTCCACATATGGAGCACTACCACAAGGAAACTATTTCTCGGGGAACGCTGGAGGTTTATTTGGAACTCCTAGTCTAAGTCTTGGGGATGGCTACCAACCTACTATGTGGGATGGTCAAGGAAATCTAACCCTTGATAATGACATTATTTGGGACTAAGGTTCCTTTGAAATACACTCTTACTAAAAGGAGCCTTTATGGCTGATGTAAATCTTCCTAGTTTTGGTGATTTAAGTCAGATGGAGTTTATGTCTCCTCTGGCTTACCAACAAGCCCAAAATCAAATTGGGCTTGCCAACCAGTTTCAACAACAAAATCTTGCTCTTGGTCAACAAGACCTGCAAACTAAAACCCTAGCGAATGCTTATAGCGAAGCTGCCAATCCGTTAAGGTTACAAGGACTTTCTCTTGGTAATACATCACAACAGAATGCCAACACCATTAGTAGCCTGAATGCCAACGATGCTCTGGCTTTGGCACCTGAGCAGCGTGCTGCTAAGAGACAAAAGCTTTTACAAGAAGCTTCTGATGCAGATTTGAAAAAACTCATGTCAGACGCTGAAAGAGAGTATATGAGTGATGATCCGGTGGTGTCTAAACGTGGCGAGAATAAGTTAATGCATACTAAGGCAGAACTTACTCGCCGCAATGCTGCTCAAGATGCTTATACTCGTGCAGCTGATATTGCCAATGCACGGGCTGATGCTTTGAAGTATAGTGCAGATACTCGGCTGCAAGGTACTCAAGAAACCAACGCTAGTCGTGAACGTATTGCTGCCCAAAAGGATGAAACTATTCGACGTAAAGCCGAAGGCAATCCAAAAACAGCAGAAGCTGCGGCTATTAAATACCAAATGGATTCTGACATGGAAAATGATCCTGTTGAGAAAGCCCGTTTGGCTGCGTTAGCTAAGCAATATGGTGCTTATTCTATGGCATTGAAGAATGCTCAAGCTGGCACAAAGCCGGATATGGCTCAGTTTGGTTTTAGTACCAATCCTGTAAATATGGGTGTAGGCTCTACCAATCCTTCTCCACGTCCAACTCCGGGAGGCAATAGTGGGTTGGCTGGTGGTGGTGCCAATGACCAACAAAATATTCTGTTACAAGAATATCAAAAAGCTACTGATCCAAATGATCGTGCAGCTATTCAACGAGAACTTGCCCGCGCCGGTTACAAAGGCCAGCTTCCGGGTTCGCAACCTGCGGGACAACCTTCTCAGGCCCCTGCTGGTCCCGCAAACACTGCTCCTGCTGTAGGTACTGTGTACAAGGGTTATCGCTTTAATGGCGGTGATCCCAGCAAAAAGGAGAACTGGATTAAGGAATAAACATGTCTGATATGCCGTGGGATGATTTTGCTAGTGCTTCGTCTAATAATGATGCTGCTCCTTGGGAGGAGTTTAAATCTGGTGAAGCCCCTTGGGAGGCTTTTGCTCCGCAACAAGAAGAAGCTCCTTATAGCAATGAACATCTACGTACTAAATATGTAGAGCCCGAAGGACTTGGAAAGAAAGCTTTGGGTGTTGCGGAAGCTGGGGGCACGCTAGCCTCTGGCTTTTTAGCTCCCTTAGCTGGTGTGCTTGGTGGGGGTATGGCTGCACTTAATAATGTGACGGCTGGACGTCCTGCTAATTTCCGAGACACCGCAGAATCCATTGCAAATGCATTAACCTACCAGCCCCGTACTGAAACTGGTCAAAACATTATGGAAGCCTTGGAGCCTGCTCTTATTGGAATGCAGGCCCTTGGTCCTACGGGCTATCATGTCCCTGCTTATGTACCTCCCGCCATTGGTATGGCACGGGGGAAGGTGGCTGCTCTTCGTGCAGGGGAAATTCCCACGGGTGAAGTGAAGCTTATTCCGAAGGACCGGGCAAATGAAGTGCCCGCTCCAAAGGAAATGCTTACACAGCAAGCAGAAATGTTTCCTGAAACTCTTGCCAATCCGGAAGGCCAAGCATCGCCGTATAATGCAGGCACTGTTGGTACTACGGAACCTCTTCGTTTCCGCCAAAGCCAGCAGCGTGAGCTGCAGCTGGACAATCCTGAAACTTTACAAGTTACACGAGAAGGTGTAGCTATTCCTGAAAGTCAAGCTGAACCTGCATTACAAGCCCGTGAGCGCCAACAAGATGCCTTAATGAAGGAGATGGATGCACAGCTGGAAGCTCAGAAACAAGCTGACCTTTTGGCTGCGGAACAGGCTAATTTGTTTGAGCCCTACACTAACAGCCACCGTGCTTATGACCAACTGGGAAATGAGCGGCGTCCGCTGACGTTTGAAGAGTACAAAGCTACTGTTGAAAATCTGTCAAAGGAAGAAACCACTCGCTACCAAACCCCTGAGGATTTACGTGCTGGGTATGAGCAATACAAGGATTCGTTAAAGCAGGATGGGCTATTTGATAGCTCCAGCCATGTCTACGATACTCCGCCTTCTGCTAAACAAATTGCAGCGGCTGAAAAGCCCAGTGCGATTAAGGCTGTAGCATCTCGTGGTATTGACATTGTAGATGGTGAGAATGGTATTCAAGCTGTTAAGAATGGCAAAGTCATTGGACGTCTAGAACCGAACATTACGCCTGAACAGGCTAAGATGATTGGGGAACCAGCCTCGGTTGACATTGTTAAGGTTGATCCACTGTTTCAAGGACAGAAGGTTGGTGCTGCTCTATACGAACGGTTTTTTGAGAAGTATGATGGGAACATTGTTCCTTCTGGAAAAACTACCCAAGATGCTTGGAATGTTTGGAAGAGTCGTTATCCTGATAAGGTAGATGAGTTTGTCCGTGCCGAAGCTGCACGTATTAACAGTGGTGCTCCTATGGAGCAAGTGCTGTCTAATGTAACAGACAAGAAAATTGCCCAGCTTATTAGTGATGCTGTTTCAGAAGCAATGAAAGCCCCCACAGTGTCAAACTGGGAGGCTCGTAGGCGGGCGGGTAAGAAACAAGGTGGCTTCATCTTAATGCCTGGGAAGAACAGGGATCAACGTACCATTCGTGAGAAGCTTCCTGAAATCTTTCCTGAAACGCTGTCCCCTGAAGAATGGCTGGCTAAGAATCAAGCTGCTGCTGACACTAAGCCTCTACTCAATCCCTTTACGAAGGGCGGGTTGTACCAAGCTCTGAAAACAGGTAATCCCCTTATTAAGCGTGTGACTGAACGGTTCCGTGAGGCAACTCAAACGTCACAAGCTATGATTAGGGACATTATTCATGACAGCATGGCTCCCGCATGGCGTAGTTTGAGCAAGGCTGAATTCATTAAAGTTGCAGACCTTCTACAGGATGCTTCCAAGAAAGAAGCTAACATTGACCTAGCTTCAATGAAGCAAGCGGGTTTTTCTGACAAGGCTATTCAAGTTGTTCGTCAACATCAAGATATGATGAAACAAATGGAAGGCCCCTTAGGGGAAACTGCAGCAGCCAATGGGCTTGGTCCTGTGCACATGCGTGTAGCTTATGCTGCTGCAATGGCTGAAGGAGATTTCCGCAAGCTTGTATATTCTGGTGATAAAGTCATTGGTGTGCTGGGTTCTAACACCCGTAGAGGTTTAGCTAAGCAAGTAGAAAAGTATCAAGAACTCCATCCTGATGTTAAGATTGGTGAAGAGCGTTATTTTGGGGGTTCTAAGGGCCGCTCTGGCACTTCTGAAGGTTTCCAACAAATGCTGGAGTTCCTGTCTCAGAATGATCCAGAAATTAAGAAGTTTGTTCAATATGCAAATGACCTGGTTACTAACCGAGACTACATGAATGTCAAGAAGCACACTCTGGAAAAGAAAGGTGTCTTTGGTATGCAAGGTGATAGGCCTTTTGAAACTGCTTATCAAAATGCTCGGGACTTTGCTGATTCACAGATTCGCTATGCAGAAAATGTGATTAAGTGGAGTGAGATGACTAAGGCTCTGGAAGACACTAAGAAGGTGATGGGTGGGGTTGATATGCCCAACGCAAAAGCCTATCTTGAGCAATACATTGATGGAGCTTTGGGTAAGAACCCGTCTGCTGTTGGCAAAGCTGTAGACTCGCTTACTGCAGAAATTGGTAAGTCCCTGGGTATTGGCACGACGCTAGGTAGCCGCTTTTTGAGTGGTGTCAAAGCAGTCACTAATGCTAAGCTGCTAGGTCTGAACCCCATGTTCATTGCTACTAACATTTTACAGCCTTTTAAAGTGATGCCAGAAATGATGAGTTTCTTAAAGGCGCGTGGAATGGACAAGGGCTTTGACTTTGGTACAGGTTATGCTGCTCTTGGTGAAGCTTTCATTAAGATGGTGAAACTGGAACTTGGTGGTAAAGTTGATGGCATCACACAAGGTGCTCTCGACTATGCGAACAAAAACCATGTGTACAGTTCTGATTTGTTTGAGAACAGTAATAGTACTCGACGTGGGTTTGGTTTTTATGGAAACAAAACTACACAGTTTGGTGCTCAGCAGGTTGAAAAGGTGACCCGACAAGGGGTGTTCTTAGCTATGACTGACCTACTCCACAAGAGTGGTGTTACTCCTAAGCAGGGACTTTATGAAGCCGCGCACAATTTGACAGATATTGCAATGAACAATTACAATACTGCTGAGGCTCCTCTGGCTTACAATGCTTTGGGTGGGGCAGGGCGTATGTCTTACAACCTTATGTCTTACAAGCATAATGAACTGAGTCGTTTGGCCCTGTTTGCTCGTGAGCTTCCTAACAATGGAAGTGGGCGTGCTTTAGCAGCCAACCTCATGTCTCAAATTGCTTTTGCTGGCCTAATGGGCACTATTGGATATACTGAAGCTGACTGGCTTACTCGCAAAATCAGTGAGAAGTTTGGGAAGCCTACGAGCTTGTCTAAAATCCTTCTGGAAAACCATGACAAGGTTGCAGACTATATGAAGTTTGGTATGTTCAATGGTGTAGGTTTGGACATGACGTCTCGTTTAGGGCTTGGTAGTGTGGCTCCTCAAGACTTAGCTTCGGCAGTTATGCCGGGTTTGTCTAGCATGGTGCAACAAGCTGGTGCCTATGGGGAAGCCATTAAAGACCCTTCAGAGTACAATCTGAAGAATGCTGTACGAGAAACTGCTCCAATTTCTATGGCTGGTCCCATTGATCGGGCATGGTTCTCTGGGAAAAGCCCTTCGGGAACTGAACTTTCTATGAATCGAAACAGAGTGACAATGAATGCAGAACGCAATGATACTGACAAGCTGTGGAAGTCTGTAGGAGGTACTGGTGTCAATGAAGCTCGCCAGAAAAAGCTAGACTGGGAAAATCGGCAGACAGATCAGTTCTACACTGAGAAGCGTAAAGATGCTGTCTTGGACATGAAGAAGGCTATGTTTACTAACAATACAAACATTCCTCTATCTCAAAACAAGGACTTTCAGAAAGCTGTTAAACAGTATGTGAAGAACCAAGGGGACGTTTCCAACTTTGGTGACATGGTTGAGAGGATGGGTATGGACTTAAATCTAACCCAAGATCAACTAAACAAACTGAAGAATGCTGGGAGCACTTCCATTACCAATCTCCATCGCTTGCTTCGTGCAACAGAAAGGGAATAATGAGAACATCATTAGCAGGCCGTGAGGCCATTACCCTCAGAGAGGGAGAAGAGTTAGAAGCCTACCAAGATGGAGGTGGTGTCTGGACCATTGGTGTTGGGCACACACGAGGGGTTTACAAAGGACAGAAAATTACACAAGCACAAAGCCAGAAATTTTTACAAGAAGATTTGGCTCTTGCTGAAAATGCTGTAAACCTTTTTGTCATTGTACCTCTAAACCAAAACATGTTTGATGCCTTGGTAAGCTTGGTGTTTAACATTGGTGTTGGGGCCTTCCAGAAGTCTACCCTTGTAAAACTCCTGAATATGGGACTGTACAAGGATGCAGCCAATGAGTTTCCTCGTTGGAACAAAGACAATGGAAAGGTTGTGGATGGACTCACCAATCGACGTCTCAGTGAACAAAAACA